CGCCAGACGAATCCTCCTTTCCCGTGCCACAAGGCGTAAACTCACCATCTTCGTCGTACTCATTCAAACGAGGCCGGTCTGGCTTCTTGGGGCTACCAAAGTCTTCTTTCTTTGGCATTTGACGCTTCTCTTTACTGCCGCGCAGGATGTCAAGAACTTCATCAGACAAGTTCTTTTCTTCAACTTTGCGAGCAATTTGACGAGGGGCAGAAGGCTTTGCTAATGTTGGCTAGTCGAGGCATGGGTGCCATTAACCCAAACAAAATGCCTTCACGCAAGAAGGTGAAGCGCAAAGACAATCCTAATATCGTTGACGTATATAAGGAGGGCGGCACTGTAAACGCCGCTGGGAATTACACCAAGCCCGACTTGCGCAAGCGCATTGTGTCCCAAGTAAAAGCCGCAGCTACACAAGGGACAGACGCAGGAGAATGGAGCGCCCGCAAGGCCCAGCTAGTCGCCAAGAAGTACAAGGCTGCTGGTGGCTCTTATCGTGACTAGGCTATAACATGGCACTGCGAAAAGAACAGCAAAGTTTAAAGACTTGGGGGGGCGCGGAATGGCGAACCAAGTCAGGTAAACCTTCTTCTAAAACTGGAGAGCGTTACCTACCCTCCGCAGCCATCAAAGCGTTAACCCCAGCAGAATACGCAGCTACTACAGCCGCAAAACGCAAAGGCAAAGCTGAAGGCAAACAGTTTGTAGCGCAACCAAAGACAATTGCTAAGAAAACAGCAGGTTACAGATAATGGCAACTTCAGGAACCACAGCATTTAATCTAGACCTTACGGAATGCGTTGAAGAAGCTTTTGAGCGATGTGGTTCAGAGTTACGCACAGGCTATGACCTGAAAACGGCACGAAGGTCTTTGAACCTTCTTTTTGCTGATTGGGCAAACCGTGGTGTAAACCTATGGACAGTCGAGCAAGGGTCGATTACTCTTGTTCCAGGCACGGCAACTTATAACCTGCCTGCAGATACTGTGGATTTGCTTGAGCATGTAATTCGTACTGGCGCTGGTGTGGCCTCTACGCAGGCTGACTTAAGTGTCACCCGCATTAGTGTATCCACTTACGCCACTATTCCGAATAAGCTAACCCAAGCACGCCCCATCCAAGTTTACATTAACCGCCAATCTCCTATTCCTACCATCACTGTATGGCCGGTGCCTGATGCAAGCACCACCTACACTTTTGTTTACTGGCGTTTGCGCCGTATTCAAGATGCGGGAACGGGTGTTAATACGATGGATGTGCCATTCCGCTTCCTGCCTTGCATGGTTGCAGGATTGTCTTATTATCTGTCCATGAAGCTTCCTGGCGCTTTAGATCGCATGCAAGGGTTAAAGGCGCAGTATGATGAGGCTTGGGATTTTGCATCAACTGAAGACCGAGATAAAGCAGCAATTCGTTTTGTGCCACGTCAACAATTTATCAGCTAAATATTATGAACTCAATTGAAGACCTCCTGAATAGCTTTTCCCAAAGCTCACCCAACACGGTCCGGGCAGCAGAAGGAGGTCTAATGGGTTCACCCATGCCAAACACTCCTATGTCTGGCGGTCAAAATCCTCCTATGGGTGGCGCACCACAGCAGAATAGTCCTATGTCAGGCAACCAACAGTTTGGTTTGTCGCCTACATCTACTCCATCGCAAAACACATTTAACCCCTACATGGGTGGCGGCTCTTCACCTAGTTCGTCTATGGGTGGCGGCGGCTCTGGCTCGGCTTCAATGAATCCATATATGGGTGGCGGGGGAACAGCTAGTCAATTAAGCATGGGGCCTGGAGCGCAACCTTATAGTCAGGGCATTGGCGGGTTGCAAGGTCTTGGCGGGCAACAAAGTCAGCCTTTATATCCGCAACAAAACCCATACGCACAAGACCCTCTTTTTGCAAAGCAGCAAGAATTTCAAAATCAGATGCAGTCAATGAGTTCAGAGATTATGAACTCAATTCCTGAGTATCAACAATTACAAAAAATGGAACGGCAGCTTCAAGGGCGCCAGCCGAGTGCCCAGGAAATGCAGCAGCTTCAAGCATTAAATCAACAAATTCAAGGTAATTCAAACTTTCAACAAATGAACCAACAGCAGCAACAAATGGGCCAGCAATTCCAACAGCAGTATGGAAATCAGTTGGCAGCGTTGCAGGCAAAAGATCGACAATACAATATGCAGCAGCAACAAATGATTGACGCGCAACAAAATAAGCAGCGCGCTCAGGCTTCTAATGTAATGGGGCCAGGGCAGCAAAGAGTAGATGGGCGTATGCCAGGGCCAGGGGAGATTGGGCCTAAGTCAACAAATTTTTTGTACGCTAGCCCAGATCGGCCCGCTATTCCTGGAATGTCTCGGGATCAAATGATTGAAGCGCAACAAAAGATGCGTGGGATGGGTTCTGCTGGGCCTAACCCATACGAAACCGCTACTCCGCTAGACCCTAAAGATCCAATGTTCGCTCGTACACGCGAGGTAGACAGGGGCCAGCAAAGGATGAACCCATCCCAGCAGTTAATGAGGGAATCTCGGGGGATGCGTGCAGCAACTCAACCCTACACGCCTGTACAAGGGCAGCGTCTTAACCCTGGACAAAAACCGCAAAATCCTATGTTCTCAAGGACGCCGGGTAACTTTGCCATGCCCGTGCAAGGGCAAGATAACGCAGCAGGGAAGCAAAGCCTTCAAGATATGTTTAACGCAAGTAATATTAGTTCTGCGGGCCGTCGTCGTCTGGTGTAAACATGGGCAATAGATTTACAGCGGGTAAAAAAGCTATATCGGAGTGTGACCGGTGTGGCTTTCGCTTTAAACTTAAAGACCTAAAAGAACTGGTTATTAAGACTAAGAACGTCAACATTTTAGTCTGTCATCAATGTTGGGAAATGGATCATCCCCAATTACAATTGGGCATGTATCCGGTTGACGACCCTCAAGCTCTACGCAACCCTCGCCCTGACCGCAGCTACATAACATCAGGCACCGTAGCAGATGGACTTCCAGGGCAAGGAAGCCGAATTATTCAGTGGGGTTGGGCTCCGGTAGGGGGAGGGTCTTCAAACTCCCTAACGCCAAACGATTTACTGCTAACCGGGGCAGTAGGTACTGTAACCGTAGTAACTTTGTAATTTATATAAGGAAACATTATGAGCGATAAAACCGTCCCCGTACAAAAGTCTGTCAAGGCCCCCAAGGGCAAGCCGGGTGGCCCTACCACTGATGACCGCGCCAAGTACGGTCGCAATCTGTCGCGTGCTAAGAACCAAGGTAACTAATCATGGCTAAATATAGTATGAAAATGATGGGTAAAGAAGTGGGTGATGCCGCTTTCTACGCAGAACCCCACACCGAAGTTAAGCGTGGCACCAGCATGATGGGCCGTGGCACCCCGGTAACGATTGGCAAGCTTAAGGAAACCGTCACTGACGGCATTAAAATGCGCGGTGCGGGCGCAGCCACTAAAGGCACTATGTCCCGTGGGCCTATGGCTTAACTAGGAGTAGCGATGGATTACGCTGCATTAAAAGTTGCGGTAGAAGACTACACCGAAAATACGTTTTCGGCGGTAGATTTTGCTACCATGACGCAACTAGCAGAGCAAAAGATCTATAACGCAGTGCAGTTACCTTCGCTACGAAAAAACGTGACAGGAGCGCTTACTGCTACTAATAAGTATCTTGCGCTCCCAGATGATTTTTTATCTGTTTTTAGCCTAGCTATTGTTGATGCTACTGGGGCGTATAACTACCTAATCAATAAAGATGTAAACTTTATTCGAGAAGCGTACCCCGTTCCAACCGATACAGGCACGCCAAAATATTATGCAGTTTTTGGCCCGGATAGTGCCTCATTGCAAGAGCTTACGTTAATTCTTGGCCCCACGCCTAGTGCTAATTTAACAGCGGAACTACACTACTTCTACTACCCCGTTTCAATTGTTACGGCGGGAACCTCTTGGCTTGGTGATAACTTTGACTCTGCGTTGTTCAACGGGGTTATGGTAGAAGCTATTAGGTTTATGAAGGGGGAAGAAGATATGGTTGCTTTGTATACGGATGCTTTTAGACAATCATTGACCTTGCTAAAGAACCTTGGCGATGGGAAGCTTCGTCAAGATGCTTACCGCAGTGGGCAAGTTCGTACTCAAGTTATCTAAGGAAATATTGTGGCTTTTACTGGAAACTTTTTTTGCACTTCGGCTAAGGTCGGCTTTTTAACTGGCACTTATGTCCCGCTAACCGACACAATGAAAATTGCGTTGTACACTAATTCAGCCACGCTGGATGCGTCAACTACTGTGTACACAACTTCTGGCGAGGTAGTTGGCACTGGCTACACGGCAGGCGGGAACACCTTGACTGGTAACGCTATTAGTTTTTCAGGAACTACAGCATGGCTTACGTTTAGTGACTCAAGTTGGACTACCGCCACCATCACCGCACGGGGTGCATTGATTTACGATAGCACACGCTCTAACGCTGCAATTGCAGTTCTTGATTTTGGTTCAGATAAAACTTCTACTGCAGGCACGTTCACTGTGCAAATGCCGACTGCAGCCGCTTCGACTGCGCTAATTCGTATTGCGTAAAGGTGTAAAATGGCCGTAACCATAACCCACCCTTTTGTTAGCGCCATCCCTGATGGCGTGGACACCACGTTAGTTAGGCCATCTAACTGGAATGCTTCGCACACGATCAGCATGGACACCAGCAAATTGCTTGGTAGATCGACAGCAGGCACGGGCGCAGCCGAAGAAATCAGCATTGGCTCCGGTCTTTCGTTGGCCTCTGGGACGCTTTCTGCGTCTGGTGGTGGCGGCGCTACTTTAACCATCTCCAACAAAACCGGCGCCTACACCGTCGTCGCTGGCGACCTTGGCACGATCATCAACTGCACTTCAGGCACGTTTACCGTATCGCTGACGGCTGCGGCTACATTGGGTTCTGGGTTTAATTGCTGGGTTTGGAATACGTCTACAACATCATCTGATGCGATCACGATTGATCCAAATGCCTCAGAAACCATTGATGGTCTTACCACGCTAATTCTTCGACGTGGCGAAGGTTTGCAAATTGTGTGCAATGGCACAAATTGGGACACTGGTGACAAAAAGACGATGCGGGGGTACGCCGATAATATCTCAGCTAGTAGAACGCCCCCAGCGGCAAGTGGGGCTGGTTCTATCGCAATAGGAAGCGCATCGTCTGCAAGTAATAATGATACTCTTGCGCTTGGTTATGGTACAACGGCAAGTGGTTTACGTTCGCTTGCTATTGGAATAGACGCTTCTGCAACAGGAAACAATTCAACGGCGATAGGCAGAAACTCAGGAAGCTCTTCCTCCCAAGCAGTAACAGGCTCCGGCGCAATGGCACTTGGCGGCTCGTATGCGTCGGGTACCGACTCGTTTGCTGCGGCTGTTGCTAATAACACTTCAACTTATGGCGCACAAGGCTCAAATTCTGTTGCTATTGGGTTAAACGCAATTGCAACTGGCACTCGCGCATTAGCGATTGGCAGAAATTGTTCTTCCAGCAGTACAAGCTCACTGGCTATAGGCAGTGACTCAACAGCATCTGCTGTTGGCGCTGTTGCAATTGGGGGAGCAACAGCAACTGCTTCTGGGGCTATTGCATTAGGAATATCAAAATCAGATATTATAAGCAAGCATACTTTTGCTGGAGGGTTCAATAGTTCCTTCGCGGCAACGGGAGATGCTCAAACAGGCACTTTTGTTTTGCGCGCAGCAACAACGAACGCAACTGCCACTGTTTTAACTACAAACGAATCCGCAGCAGCCGCAAACAACCAAGTCATCCTGCCCAACAGTTCAGCCTACGCATTCAGCGGCATCATTGTTGCCCGCAGGCAGGCCGCTGGTGGCACCGAATCGGCGGCATGGAAGGTTGAAGGCTTGATTCGCAGAGAAGGCACCGCAGCCAGTACAACGCTGGTGGCCTCCACAGTCACCGCAATCAGCAACGCCCCTGGGTGGACTTTGGCTCTGTCGGCAAGCACCACCAATGGTGGTTTGGTTGTCACCGCAACTGGCGCAGCGGCTACCAACATTCGCTGGGTCGCTACGATTGAAACATCCGAAGTCACCTACGCATAAGAAGCAATCATGGCAATTCAACTTGATCTCTCAACTTCTCAATATGGCGTTCCTTTTGCGGGGGCTTACTTCCGCATCGTCACTGCAGCCGTCAGTCGCACCCGTGATGCAGACAAACGCCACAGCGTGATGTTGGACGTTGTTGGCTACGCCACCCAGCCGCAGGACGATGACACTCGCGATGTGGACTTTCG